GGCGGCAGCCTGTTCCATGTAGTCACCAGCCGTAATATGTGTACGCCGTGTCCCATGCTGCCCGCTCTCCACCTGGATACCTTCGGGAACCAATCGCCCGTAGAATTTAGTGTAAGTGTTGCCGTTGTAGGCAATCCTTACCCTTATCGGTATACCAGACTGAAATCCACTTCGGACATACGGGCCAGAGGGGGTGTAATACTCGGCGGATCCCGCGCTGTTCTTTTCTGAGTTATCGAGCGTCAATGTCAGGTTGCCCGATTCGGCAACCCTGTCATAAGGTCCATTCCCCAGGATGCCGTATGACGCGGATACCGGGAGCGAATTCAGCACGTCATCGGTAATATCCGTCCACGCGCCCGCCGTACCAGATAGTTGCATCTGATAGGCTATGGATGCCGTCACGCTCATTTTTGCATCCCCATGATCACACCGTCCCGAACTGCCCTGCCGATCTGTGCGGGAAGCATCCGCAAGAGTCGCTGTGTGTCGTCCGGAACTCCCGCCTGCGTGACCTTGACGTGTTCGCCGGATGATACGTTCATGCCGAACGAGTCGCCCGAGTTTCCAGGTGGTACGGTGAAGTCGGCACCAGAGGCATAGCCCCCCAGTAATTCTTTAGCCCGCCTTGTATCAACCTCGCCATAATAGTTATAACGAACGTTGATGTTTACATCTTCATCTGGAATGCCAGAGAGAGCATCGGCAAATTCCTTAACGGATGCTTTCGATGTGTCAATCTTTGTTGCAATTTTTCCTATTCCGTCAATCAAGTCTTTGGTTGGTTGATCTAATAATCCCATATTTTCGGCCATAGCCGTGTAGACTTCAAGGTCTTTTTGGGACAGATCATCCAACGCCATATACTTCAACGCGGTTGAAAGAATAAACTCATTCGTTTCCTTCTTGTAAGCCTTTTCGTTTTCTTCAATAGCTAATTTGGTATTACCCAATTCGGTTTTTAGGTTTCCTAACTCTTCTTTTTGTTCTTCCGTTAGCCACGACTTGCCCTCAAGCTCGCCAATTTTCTTGGATAGTTCGTCTGTCTTTCCCCAAAGTTCGTTATTCTTTTCATTGAATTTGTTGTATGTTTCGGTTACATCCCCTGAAATATAATCGTTGACAAGCTCGAAGTTACTCTTGAGTTCTTCCTGTGCCTTTGCCAGTTGAACGGTAGCATCTTTTGCCGCCCGATCCCATTTGTCAAGATATTCGGAACTGCGAGCCACGTTATAGGCGGCCTCTGACCGTAAGCCGAACTTTTCCCGTAGAACGTCGTTATAAGTCCCGGCTTCTATATCCTGCATTATCAGGTCGCGTTGAGCCGTTCCCATTTCACCGGTTCGGACATAAGCATCCAATACAGCATTAGCATATTCCCGGTACGAGGTTGATGTCTTTACTACTTTCCCTTCAAGATCTGAATGTATATCACCGACTTTTTGACTCCAGTTTGCCAATAACGTGAAAGCGTTGGCAGCTTTTGCTAAGTTTTTCGCAAGGAAAGTGCCTATATCATAGCTAACGCCCTGCACCGAATCCCCCAAGTCGTCCATTGCCTTTTCATATTCGCGCGCGCTGTTTATGGCTTCATCCGTCAGTACGAGACTATCATCAATAGATGCGGACATTTTACGTATCCCGTCCGCGCCTTGCTCCATAAACATAGCCATACTAGACCCGGAACGCCCGAACGTATCCATAAGGAATTTGGAACGCTCCAAACCTGGCTCTAGTTTTAGATATTCATCGGATAACTTTGACAGTCCATCAATGGATACATCTATTCCCTTGCGAACTCCACCTTGTAACGCCGTGCCTAATTCTTCCTCTGAAATTACAAGATCGTCTGCGACCTGAATAAGCCGTGATGTTTCTTCAACGCTATTCCCGGTTATCTTTGCCATATCACGGACAGCATCGGCATAAGCCACGGTTTCAGTAACCGCTTTTCTTGCGGCAGTAGCTATACCAGCTATGGCAACGCCAGCTCCAAGACCAGCCAGATTCAATCCAGTCATAGACGATATAGCATCAGCCGCGCCTTTATTCATGCCTTGCATAGCGACTTTTGACTCACTCAAACTCGTTTTCAGTTTGGATGTATCGCCGGTTATCTCATAGTACAGGCTACCGATTTTTTTACTCATTAGTTACTCCACGAGCCACGGCACGGCCTTCCTCTATCTGAAAGAACTCATGTTCCTCTGCCAAAGTCAAGGAATCAATGTATTCCAATGTCCATCCAAAGCGTTCTGCAAGCGTCCACCGAAAAAGCTCTCTAGGAGCGGGTTCGTTCCATTTCAAGGCCTTCCAAACCCGCTCCGCTAGTTTGGGTCAGATAATGGCTCCCGGCATTTCTTGAAGAATGCAGTCCATAACCTTTTCTTGTCTAATTTAGACAGGTCAAGGTATTCATCATCTGTGATGCCGCAAACGCGGGTGATAATGGCATCCTCTTCCGCAAGGGGTTGGCTTTTATCAAATATCAGAGCGCGGTATTCCCGCTCTGTAATTTTCGATAGATCGAAGTCAATCGCCTTACCACCCTCAATGGTAAAGTCTGACATTAGTTAGTCCCTTCCACCCGAGCGCCGTTCTGTTGAAATTCAGCTTTCAATTCTGTGTTATTTGCAAACGGGTAAGTGAATGAAGCTCCCATTGAAATGGCGGGCATGGTGTATTTTGGCTTTGAAGCGGCCGTGCCTTCCGGTGACCAAACAATCGTTCCGTTTACGCCCTCTGTTAACCGCGAAGCCATGATAGTTCCACCGGCCACGGTTCCGGCCTGAAATAGACAATTCAAGGAAGCCTTGCCGTCTTTCAAGGTCGTGAGATAAGTTTTGTTTGTATCCGCGCCCGCACTTTGATCGACAAGGTCAATCGAAGGGGCATAATCAAAAGCGGTTTGGTCGCCAGTCAAGGTTAATGTCCCGCTGGTATCGATCCATTTCACATCCAATGCACTACCGGTATAAGCTGTCATACTTTCTCCTTATGAATCAATCGAAATCCGATAAACGCCGCCAGCCATGTATATGTGTTCGCCAGCGGTATTGACTTCCTCGTTATCAATATCTGTTTCCCGTTGTGTCCTGTAGTTTGTCCATCCGGTTACTGTCAAAGTCTTGTTGTGAAGCAGCGCGTCAATTTGCGCGTCAATCGTCCCGGCGTTTGCGGGGTTGGTCTTGCTGTACCCGCGCACGAAATACAACATATCTCTCATCCGGGACGGTGAGAGATTAAGATCACCTCCTCCCTGAATGGAAAACACTACATACGGGAATGTCGCATTATCCGGTGCTTGCATGTAATGAACAGCGGCCGTACCACCAGCCAGTAACGATGTGAGAGCCGTGCCGCCAGTTAGAGTGCTATAAATACCAGAATTCAAGGCGTTCATTCGCACAACTCCTTCCAGGCTTCGCCGGAGTTATATTTGTTCATCACCTTTTCAGCCGCCGGGGTAAGGTAGGGGCGTTCGCCGCCTTTACGTACCGCGCCGGGGTACTCGACATATTCCGCGTACTCCACACAAGGTCCTACAAACGCAGATCCTTTCGGTGGTTTCGGATGCGCCTGTGTCTGTACGCCGGGTCGCTGTGCCCTCGCCTTGTTAGCCGCCTGCGAGTAGTTATCCTCTTTGTCTGTCACGACATAGATCGAATTGCGTAGGGCGGTCGTGTCGTGAGGCGCGTTCTGTTTCGCCTCGCCCTCGACTTCAAACGCCGCCCGTCTTATGATCGCGTCCCGATTCGTGCCCAGCTTCGCGGCTATGCGGTCAAGTTCTTTCGTGTCAAGTTTCCAGACAACATTCGCGGTCATGGTACGGCCTCCACAATGACGCGAGTGGTTATCGTCCAGCTTTTATCCTGGTCAACGTCGATCACGTTGTATGTTTTTGTGCCGTGCTCTACCCGGTTCTGCGTGTTGATCGTGCCGTCATAGGCAATGGTCAAAATGTACTGCCCGAATGGATATACCGCGCCGCCGGACATTGTTTCATAACCCTTGCGGTTTTGGTCGAGGCGGCAGGAAACCCCCGTGGCAGTCGTGCCCCATGCGATAGACTGGCCGCCTATGCCGTCCGGCGTGGCTGTGCCTGATAGGATATTGCAGGTATCCGGCATCAACTCATTCAGAGTAGACCGCATACTCGCCAGTTCCCATGACGATAACCCGGTCACGTTAGGTCACTCCTAATCAGGTCAGCCGTCTGGATACCGCCCTGCGAGGAATACGTCGCGGCCATCAAGTTACAATGCTGCATGAATTGACTACGTTTTACAGAATGGTTATCTGTTGAGAAATCGAACATCCGGGCGGCGTTGGCGGCTTTCCGTCGCCAGACATCGGCGGCAGATGCGTTCATGTTGAATGAGCGTCCGGTCAGGTAGAGCAGGCTTCCAGCGGTATCACTTGCGAATGTGATTATCCCGAGTGTGTAATCAACATCGAATAATGCCGTGCCAAGCGTTCCGCCGTTCCCGTCCTGAATGTAGAGCAACGAGCCTGCTTCAAGGTTCTGGTACGGCGCGATAAACTCTTTATACTCAAGTGCGTTTCCGGTGATGGTTGTCGGATTAGATTCGATCATTACATGCTGGAAGTCAGTCCGGTGCAAATCCATCACGCCCTGAATGAGATCGTCGTTCCAGTAATTGACCGTACCGATGGTATAGTCCGCCGTGCCCGCGTCTGTCATGCCGCGCAGGGTTGCTATCAGGTCAGTCATTCCAGTTCTTGCCATAATTTACACCCTGAAATTGATATAGTCATCCTGTAATGCCGCTTTCATCGCGTCGTACCGTGATTCCCACGGGTTGACACCATGCCATGCGTACACTACGGGTTGTGCGACCATATTCACGTTCACGGTCGCGTTGAATTTGTCATCCATCTGAAACACAACATCCGGGTATTTCTCTGCCAGCTTATTGAAACTTCCCTGTTCCATCCATTGCACATCACCCGGGTATTCGGAGATCCATTCATCCAGAAACTTCACGGATTCCGGCGTATTCTTCACGAACAGCACGCCGACATTGAGATGTTTGGGTATCCCGTTGGCATCGTGAATGCAAGCTCCGATGCTTCCCGTCTTGCCGTCAAACGCCGTCCGCAGGTCAGTTCCAAAGTCCCAAAGAGCGGCATCGTTATCGATCCAGAAGGCATACTCGTACCCTTGTTTCAGGGCATCGCGAAGCATGTAAATCTTGTGCCACGCGCCGCGCAGTTGTTCTTTTGCTACGTCACCCATGCGGGCGATAAAGTCCATCTTGTGAGCGTTGGCATAGGCTGAATGCCTGGCGAACGTCAGGCGCATACATTGTTTGGATAGGTCGCCTTCGGTATTGCATTGCTGTAAGATGATCGCGTTGTTCATGCCGTCGCCTGCGCTTTCTCTACAGCGGCGGTGTACTCTTTGATAAGCTGCGCCTTGTCAGCCAGAACACTTTCGTTCAATTCAGCCAGCACGGGTATCCAGTGCTTCCGCAGGACGTTCTCAACGTCATACTCTTTCATGGCTTCAACGGCTCTTGTCCGTGAAGATGGTTTCAGGTATTCGGCGTGCATGGCAAGTTCTATTGGTCTGATGCGCGGTTTCAGTTGGTACGCGCCCAATCCGGTATATTCTGGATCTGCGTCTTTCGGGTCGATCTTCTGGCCGGAGAAACATAACTCGCTCATAGCCGTCCAGTCGCCGACAATTACCGGGCATCCGCAAGCCTGCGCCTCAATGATAGGGATGCCAAAGCCTTCCCCTTTGCTGACCAGTACGTGAACATCCAGAGCAGAGTACATAGTTGCCATTGTCGTATCGGGTATACCAAGCTGTAACCGGTATTGATCCGTGAATAGAATATCCTTGCCAACTTGCAAACCGAGACTGTTGAAAAGCTGCAGCAGGTTGATGCCCTGCGCTTCGCCGTTCGTAGACAATCCAGAATGCACGTAGAAGATCGCGTCAGTGTGTACCTTCTTGAAGTCCCTAAATGCTGTCAGGATTTCCACGAAACTCTTACGGGATGGATTACCCTTGTTCATGGCAACCATGCCCATGATGTAGGCATCTTTCGGCCAGCCCAACAGCTTACGCGCTTCGTATTTATCCATTGGCTTGAAAACGTTCGTGTCAACAGCGTGGGGAACGTAGTAGCTGTGCAGTCCGGCTTCCTGTACCAATCGCTGTCCGAATTTGCTCATGGCTATCCGGCGGTAGGCCGTGGATAGGTTTCTCTTGATGCTATCTGGCAGGTTTATGTGATCTATTGGATACCAGGGTATCCACTTCAAGCCCGGCGCGATGCCCGCCGTGTTGATGATCCACGTATCAGTAAGCGTAAGCAAAGCGTCCGCCCGCCAGTTTTGGGCGTGTGCGCTCATTACGTCATTACCATAGGCATCAAAGAAGCCCTGAAAGATGGTGACTCCGTTGACGGTCATCACGCCGCCCTGTAGCCCGTAGTATGCAAATACAGCCGTCGGATACCCGAGCGCGTTTATCCGTGGAGCGAATAGCTTTGTCTGCACGCCGTATCCAGTGTTAGCCCACGGCGCGTTGGATTGCCAGAGTATGCGTATTTTTTCGTTTGTAAGGTTCGTTTGATCTGTCATGTACCCTCGACATGTCCCTCAAAGTACGGGAACGGAAGGCACGAGGGTGTATGCTTTTCGCGTGTACACGCTATCCGTTCCCGAGGTGAGGTACTGATTACGCAGTACCCATACCTTCAATAGCTACGCCCCAGGTTGGGCGCATAACTCCATAGGCGTATTCCATACGCCCGTTCAATTCAATACCGCCGCCGCCGCGTGAAGCGTCGCGCTGTGGTTCGATGGTGAACGGGTTGCGGATGTCAAGCGCGATTGCCTGACGGTGGAACATGCCACCGACGGATGCAGAACCGGCGGTGATATTCGCGTCAACGAGGAAATCCACGCCGGAGTACGAACCCTGATAGAACGGTCTGATCACGCTATCCATGAACATCTGGTTATTCTGAAGCAGGGTAGGCACATCGGCAGTTCCGC